TGGTTACTCAATGTTTGAAGGATGTACTGCTTTAAAATCAGCTGATTTTTTGCAAGAAGGTTTATCAGATGTTACTCGTATGTTTAATGGTTGTACTTCTCTTGCATCAGTTGATTATATTCCTTCTACAATTTCTGCAGTAAGTACTATGTTTACAAGTTGTTCTGCTATGAGAACTATTAATACTATAAATTGCCCTGGTCCGACTTATTATACTATTAGTAGTGGTATAAGAAGTTATATAACAACAATTAAAAATTTTACACATTCAAATTTATATCAATGTTTTCATAGCCATAGTAATTTAACAAATTTTGGTGGATTTTCTGGCGCGGCAGCGAATGCTACAATAGGTAATTATGCTTTTTATTCATGTACAAAATTAAATAGTGCAACTTGTAATATTAATCTTCCTAATACTGTTACTGATGCTACATATGCTTATAGCTATGCTACAAATATTAGAGATGTTGCTTTACCAGCTAATTTAAAAAATGGCAGTTATATGTTTGCTTATACTAATGCAATTAAAAATATAAAAGGAGCAGCATCTAATTGGGTAAATGCTTATAGGATGTTTTATCAAGTAACTGGATTAAATGTAAATATAGAAACTTTACCAGCTTCTTTGACTGATACTACTTATATGTTTAATGGTGCAAGCGGTGTTTTAAATGTTGATAAATTTTATTGTGGTAGTATTAATAAAACTGGTAGTAATTTTGGTAGCATGATAAATAATGTAAATACCTTTAAAAATAGTAATAATGGTACAATTTTTCAAAGTACTTCTGTTAAAAGGATTAATAATATTGAAAATTTAGTTAATGGTTATGGTATGTTTCAAAGTTGTTCTGCTCTAACTTATGCTAATTTTTATAAAAGTGCTAATACTTTAACCAATATGGCTCAAATGTTTTCTAGTGCAAATGTGTCACCTATTATTGGTTTTCAAGAAGATAATAAAGTTGATTTTTCTTCTTTAACAAATTGTTACGGAGCTTTTACTTATTTTAATGGTAGTAAGTGGAATACTATTAGAATTAGTTCAAAAACTACTTCTGATATAAATCTTACACAATGCTTCCAATCTGCTTCTACTATTAAAAAAGTAATTTTAAATATTCCTAACAGTTCTACAGTAACAATGACTAATATGTTTAAAAGCTGTACTACATTAACTGATTTATATATAAATACAAAAGTTGCTCCAACTATGACACAACATTGTTTTAATGGCAAATCAACTGGAGTGAGATTAAATATTTATATACCATCAGGTAGCGCAATAAATACTGCTTTTTATAATTCAGGAATGTCATCAACTTCTTATTTCCCACAAGCAATGAACTGGACATTAAATAGTGATGGTAGTTATTATAATACAACTTATAACTATTATATTTATCCAATATTAAATGCAAATTCTGCTATATAAAAAAAGCACCCTTAAATAGGGTGCTTTCTTTTTTACTTTTTTAAAAGTTCAATAAAATCTTTAAATAAAATATCAGGTAATATATCTACCCATTGAGGTATAGGCGGTTGATATTTTCCCATTAAAGATTTTGCATAAATAGAAGAAATAACAGATTCATCTAATTCACTTAATTTAGAATAAATTGATTTATAATATTTTTTACAATATTCCAAAGCTTGTTCTAAAAAACGAGAATCTCTTTGTTTTACTTCAAGATAATAAGCATATAAATTAAACATTACTTCATAAGCATGTTGAATTATTTGTGGGTTAAAAGGATTTATTTTTTTACAATGTTCTATTGCATCTATCATATTATCAACATAGCCAACAAAGGATTGATCATAACTATACTGACAATCATTAATTCTTGTAATTGAATTGGGATTATCATGCCAATAATAAGTTATATCATCTATATAAACTATACTATCTTCTAAACCACATAATCTAACTTTACAATTAAATCCATTATCTTCATTTGCTCTGGTTTCATTAAAACGAATTTTATTAGCGTCGATAAAAGCTTTTCGATACATTTTTCCGAACATCCAAACAATATCATTTTGATGAGGAACAAAATATTGTTCTATCTTTTTATTTTCATCTTCTTCATGTACTTCAATAAATACACTTGAAACCATATTTACACCAGGATTATCGAGATATTTGGCTAAACATTCTAAAGCATAAGCTCCTGCAAAAGTATCATCAGCATCAATACAAGTAAAAAATGGCGTTTTACAATCATCAATTCCTGCCTGTCTTGCTACACCTGGGCCACCATTTTTTTCAAGAGTAATCTCCCTAATATTCATAAAAGGACGAAAAGTAGAAATTTCTTTTTCATAACCACCATCTGGAGAACAGTCATCCACAACGATTACTTCTAAATCTTTTACTATACTTTGTATCATAATACTAGCTAAACATCTTGGTAATGTTTTATGAGCATTATATGCTGGAATAATTACACTTACTTTCATTCTTTTTCTCCTTTTTAGTTTTCCCAACTTACTATCTGAGGTTTTCTTCTTTTATTACCTGAATTCCAATAACACCAAATCAATCTTTTTCTTGCGCGAGTCGCCGCAACATAAGCAACAAATCGTTCTTCTTCCTTAACTCTTTCTCCGAGGGACATCCTATACACAGCCACATAATCGTTTTCCAGACCTTTTGCGCTATGTATCGTCAGAACTTTAACGGTATCTTCCTTCATTCGTCGCTGAATATCTTCATGCCCTGCTTCACCTTTTTTAAAAGTATCACAAGGAATTTTTCGACGTTCAAGCGCACTCATTACTTCAATAATTTGTTCATTACTTCTTGTCAAAACAAACCATTTCCCAAATTCACCACTTTTTTCAATTTCTCTTACAATTTGAGGTAAATCATCATATACTTCTTCAAGAATTCCTTCTTCTTCCACTTGGCAAGAAGTTGTTTTTTTAATTTTATTAGTAATCGGACGCAAAAATTCAGTAGCAAATTTAACAATTTTTCTTGGGGTTCGATAATTGTTTTTTAAATAATAAACAGTATTTTTAGGGTCGGCCGCAGCGTCTTTAAAGTATTGCGGATCACTTTTTTGAAATTGAAAAATACATTGCCAATCATCACCAACCACAAAAGTATTCTTTGCATTAATCATCTCGAAGAAACTGATTTGATTAGCATTAACATCTTGATATTCATCTACCAACAAGAAGTCTACTTCTTCAATTACTTCAGGATGTTCCTCTATTGCTTCGAAGAATTTATCAAATTTATCATTTTCGATAAAAGCAGAAGTATCATATCCATTTTTAATTAATAATCTATTTGCATAGGAATGGGTTGTCCCAATAAATGCTTCTTTACAAATATCCCCTAAACGCTCGCGCATTTCATCAGCTGCGAAGTTCGTAAAAGTAATTGCGACAATTTTCTTCGGGTCATTTCCTTGTTCAATTAACCATTTAATTCTTTCTGTTAGCACTCTTGTTTTACCACTACCAGCACCGCTAACAACAACAATATGCTGTGCAGTAGATTTAACGATTTCTTCTTGGTAGATATCAAGTTTCATTTCTTTTCCCCTTCATGGACAAACGACAAACTCCATTTTATTTTTCTTTTATTATAACAAAAAAACGAGAGAAAGTCAAAATTTCTCTCGCTCTTATTAATCTTCTTCACCGTCAGGATAATAAGTTTCCCAACTAAGTGTTCTATTATAATATTTATCTATATAACTATTGCCGCCTTCAGACTTATAGTCTTTATAAGCTTCATCTAAAGCTTCACGGTCATAAATTGAAATTCTTTTATCACGTTTACATGAATGATAAATCATCATAATTCTTTGACGTAGCATATCTTTACTACTTTGATGAATTGCTCCAATCTGCTTAGATTGTTCTATATTCATTTGTTTAATTTCTTCTAAAGTATCTTTGATTTCAGAGAGGATTTCAGTCTTGATTTCATTTAAATAATTTAATCTATCATTTAAATATTTTTGCCTTGTTTCTAAGTCATGTTCTAAGAAACGTTCCGGCAATTCTTCATCAAGAACTCCACAAATTTCCTGCTTGCGTTCCTCTTTTATTTCTTCTTTTTTCTTTTTACCCCAGTTAAATGGGGATTTGAGCCAGCCAAAAATTTTTATTAAAGCGACTCCAACTGCGCTGATTAGTATAATCCAATCACACAATTCTTCAATAGATAAACCAAAAATCATAACAAACCCTCCCTAACAATTATAAGTAGATAGAAGAATAAATTATTATAATTTTTTCGGTTTTGACAATCTATCATTATGATACATTGATTTAACTAAATGCTTTTCATCAAAAATTTGCGGTAGGCCGCAGAGTTCATCTATTTCCCAGTAAGGAATTCGATAAAGAGGAATCCCATGTGCAAGTGCATAATTATTCTTGCGGCGATCACGCTCTTGGGCTTTAAGAAAATCTTGGCGAGTTTTGTGGAATCGTTTATTAAATCCGTAGTGTTGCTCACCATCCACTTCTATTAAACAATTTTCTCTTGGCAAGAAAAAATCAAAACGATAAAGACCTTTCTTTAAATCTTGAAAGGTCTTTTCTCGCACAAAAGGAACTTTATTTTTCTTTAGAATCTGGATTATTTTTTCTTCGTAGGTACTCATCTTCTTCCTTCTTTAAAGAAGCTAATAATTTTTTATAAGACTGACAACCCTCCATCCATTCATAAGAACTATCACATCTTTGACTACCACATTTAGGACATTTGTTTATAAGAATATAAACTGTTGCGAATATTTCTAAAATTCCTTTCTTTTTATTTTTTTCTGCTTCTTCTTCTATTAAATTCATTAATTTAAAACAACGAGGACAAACCTTCCAATATTTATCTAATAGAGGTTTTAATATTATTTTATCTTCTTCTATATCTTGACAACAAATATCACATTTAGTATATTTCATAATTCACCTTAAGTTTGTTCATTAAATTTTTGAAGAGTGCAATCTTTTATATTTAAATCTTCTCTAAATCTAATAAATTTCGCGTGCCTAAGCCCGCCAGTTTCTTCATGACGCTCCATTGCGGCAACTTCAATACACTTACCCTTATAATTTTTCCAATTAGCTTTAATTTCATCAGTTAAACCACTAATATAACCAATAGGTTCAACGCAACCTGTCTCAATATTAAAAACGCCAATTTCTAAACTTCCCGCCCAGCCATTAAAATAAGGCTTTGTGATAGGAACAATTGCCATGCCTGCCGCATAATCCTTGTAATATTCACCATTAAGTTTTTCTCCTGTAACTTCATTTTCCCAATAAGTCCAAGTTTCAATAGATTTTCCGGTATAAAGTTTTGTAGGGGCAGAAACACGGCCAGTAAAGAAGCAATCAACTGTATCTTGAAGTTCTTTCTTAATTTTAAGAGTCTTTCTTGCTGTTCTCTTTCCAGGGGCAGGAATAGAGTCTTTTTTAGTAATTACTACTCCTTCTCCACCTACTGCGAGAATGTTCTGAAGATTTACCCAAAGTTCATTACCATCAGAATAATGTGCAACTTCAACATATTCAGTATTTTTTAAATTATGAAGCATTTCAAAGCGGTCGGCCGCGGCAGTCTTCATTAAAGACCTACCACCCCATGCCCACATATCAAAGATATAGTAATGAAGTTTTACACCTTTATTCTGACGCTCAATTGCTTTTTCAGTTAGGCATCCCATGATAGTAGTGACTTTGTTGGAACCCTCATTATCGGGAAAGTAAATTTCGCCAAGTAAACAAGTACCATTCGGAAGAGAATTAAAGAAATTCATCAAGTGCGGCACATGGTCAAGTTTATCAAGATATTCACCACTAACGCTCAGACTGCGGCCCTGCAATCTCATATTACCATCCATATCTTTAATAAAACGATAATAAGCTCCGTCCATCTTTCTGGCGCCAAGATAATCGCCAGAATAAATCATTTGCTGGGTTTCCAGTTTTGGATCACCTTTGTAAGACTTCGCAAAGCTCCAATACTTTTCAGCTTCAAGAGTTTCAAAATTAATCCCATCAATAACCATGTCTTTTAATCCCTTCTGTTTTAATAAAATTTATAGCGGCGGCCGCCAAATCTTCAAGTGTGCCATTGTTGTTAATTATTATATCATATTTAAAATTTTCAACTTCTGCATCTGCGTGATTAGAAGCAATATATCCTTTTATTTCTCTATCAACAAAAATTGTTTTTGCTCCTAATCTATCTACAAATTTTTGAATTTCTTGTGGCTCACGACAATCAATAAAAATTGCCCAATCACTATGATTAACATCATAAGAATTTGCCAAACATTCAATTCTATGAATTTCTTGAACACAATCCTTATAAGGAACATCGTCCCATTCAGTTAATAAATCTTTTAAATCACTGAGAAATTTTCTATTTTTAGGAGTTTTTTCTCCATTCCAACCACAAAATGTAGCTACTTCTTTTACCAAATTAACAGTTGAATAATTAAAAACATAATTATGACATTTTTCTTCGATTAATTCAAAAAAGGTTGTTTTTCCGCTACCAGCCTTTCCATTTAATATATAAATCTTCATATAATATATAATATAATCCTTATTTATTGTATATTTATTATAACATAAATTAATCAAAATTACAAATTTTGAAGTTAATTTCTTTGGTTACTTTCTTTATTTGAAACTTTTTCAATTTCACACATTTCTTTTGCAACCAATCGGGCGGAAACAGCAAGATCATCAACAAATTCATTCCATTGATTTCCATTATGACCTTTTACTTTCTTAAACTGAATGAAATTCGACTGAAAATGCGGCACCAACCCTATCCAAAGGTCTTGGTTAGCAACTGGTTCTTTCTTTGAATTTTTCCATCCATTTATTAGCCATGCAGCCCACCAGTGTTGTTTAACACAATTTACTAAATAAGCACTATCACTATAAAGAGAAATATCAAGGAAAGCATCTTGCGCATTTGCATCAATCCAGCGCATTGTTTCTTTAATACCATTTATCGCGGCAGTCAACTCCATACGCTGATTGGTTGTTTCAAATTCAAAACCACTCCAATCACCCTTGTAAGCACCATCAACTACCAATACTGCTGCCCAACCACCATTGCCGCCAGGATTCTTATCGCATGCACCGTCAGTGTAAATTTCAATTTTCATCGCCAAGTCCTTTCTACATTGTAATATTCTTTAAGAATTTCTCCCATTAAACTCCTAATCTCTGTATAATTATAACCTTTTTCCATCATTTTGTTTGCTTCTAAAAAACCAGCAGTAAAATGATAAAAACCATAATAATCTTCAAAAGCTTTTCGAGTTACTTTATCTTTCCCAATCTTTTTGCGAAATTTTAAAAAATTAAAAAAGTTTTTACTCGCTGGTTCAACTTTATAATCGTAACCAAAAGGAGACAGTACTCTTTCTAAAATAGTTAGAAGAAATACATCTTCAACTTTTTTTTCATTATATTTTCTAACAAGTATTTTAAAATTCCAATGCGCAGCAGCTTTATCAATACAATCTAAATAATCTACCAAAAATTTATCATAAATTTTATATTTTTCTTCCATAAACTTCCATAAAAACCTCCTTTCATTATATATAAATATTATAACATATTTTTCTAAGAAAATCAAATCTTTCTACAGAATTATTACTTATATTAGTAATAAATAATTAAGGAGGAAAATATGGAATTTACAAGAAACTTAAGAGAAGGTTCTTATGGTGAAGATGTACTCTATATTAAAAATCTTTTATTAGATTTAGGATATTTTTCTTCTAATATTAAGGAGATAAAAAGTTCTTCTTTCGGAAAAGATACTACAGATGCAGTAAAAAATTTCCAAAGAAAAAATCGAGATAAAAATAATAAACCCCTCGATGTAGATGGAGTTATCGGCGTATTAACTTGGGAAGCAATTGAAACAGCTTCTAAACAAAGTATAGATGTAAAGTTTCTTCGTGATTTAAAACAAGGAATGACAGGTCCTGATGTGTTTTATATCAAGAATTTACTCTTTGAATTAAATTATTTTGAAGATAGTGTAAAGAAAATTTCAAGTGAAACTTTCGGTAGTGATACTGCAAAAGCGGTAAAGAAATATCAAAAAGAAAATAATTTATCTATTACTGGTATAATAACAGTTACAATTTGGAATAGAATAATTTCTGATTATAAAGCTGGTAAAAAATTTGCTGAAAAAATAGTTAAACCAGAAAATAAACCAGAAAATAAACCTATAACAACTGGTTTATTAGATAAATATACTCATATTTCTGCCGCAAAACGTAAGGCTATTGAGGCAGACCTTGCAAAAGTTAATGATTTAAGAAAAGAAATTGTTCTTGAAATTCTTAATTACGCTTATGACCAAGATGTACCTGGTGATGTTCGTGCATTATATATCTTTGGTGCGAATCTTTATGATAAGAACTTAAAAATTAATTTTGCTGATCCAGCAGAAATTGAAAAACATGCCAACCGTTATCCAGATTATTTCAATGGCGACCGCAAGGAATGGATGCTTCGTCAAGTAGCTCGTAATCCAATGTTGCCTGCTTCTGATTGTTCTGGTATGGAAGTTGGTTATTTGAGAAAACATAAATTAGTAGAATCTGGTTTTGATACAACAGCAAATAATTTTACTACTTCTAAAAAATATTCTACTGCTGTTGATAAAAAGGATTTATTACCTGGTGACTGGGTTGGTCTTAGCGGCCACATTGGTACCTATGTTGGTGGCGGTTGGGTTGTAGAATTTTATGGTGGCGCTTATGGTTGCCAATTAACTAAATTAGATAATAGGAGAGGCTACGATTTTGTTGCTCGTCAAGTTCGCGCAGGCAAAGCTTGGACAAGATTCCGTAGGCCAACATTTTATTAATGAAACAGAAAGATGATTTTTTAAAGAAAGTAATAATCTCTATGGGAATTTTTCTTTTAATTTTTACTATAGCAGTTTTCGTCGTTTTTGTTGTAACCGGTGGTTCTGAACCAGCAGTTCTTATTACTTGTGTGTTTGCCGCTTGTTTAGGTGAAGGCTCTATTTGTGGATTATTAAAATTAAGAAAAAATAAAGATGCAGAAGAAATTGATTACAAAACTTACCAATCAGCCGAAAATAACGAAGAAGATATTGACGTAGCAGGTTAAGGAGTAAATTATGGAAAATATTACAACAAACAATTATTTTATTGTAGTGCTTGCAATGATTCTCGAATCATTAATTCCAATAGCATTAACCGCTTTTGGACTTTGGCTTATTAATTATATGAAAAAGAAAGGTGCTAATGAGGAACAAATTAAGCTTCTTGAACAAGCTTTTACTTTCCTTACTCGTGCAGTAACCAATACTAATCAACTTTGGGTTGATGCAGTAAAAAATAGCGAGGGTCACCTTACCGAAGAACAACAAGCTGCAGCAAGAGCTGAAACCGAGCGTATTTTTAAAGAAATGCTTACCGATACAGTTAAATTTGCCATTGAAGCAGCATATGGTTCTCTTGAAAAATATATTGCTACTTATATGGAAGCCGCAGTTGGCGAAGTAAAAATCGCAAAAGCAGCAAAAGTTTGACAAAATTAAAAAATTATGTTACGCACGCGTGCGCGCATTAATTTAAAAGGAAGAAAGAGTTTTGAGTTTTCAAAGCTCTTTTTTTATTTTTGAAAATTTGATTTTTTCTTTGAAATTTTGTATAATATTATTAAAGTAAGGCGCATACAGCAAGATAAATTGGTTAAAGTTTTATTCTGCAAAAATGAAATGAATGGGTTCAAACCCCTACTGCGCCTTGTCTTTTATACTTTAAATAAAAGGAGAAATGAAAATGAATTTTGCTGAAGCTGCAAAGAAAACTACTGAGTTTACTCTTACCGAAAATGGCGCTCTTGCTTATAATACTGCTGCACAGGGCGCATTGCTTGATATGTTTAGCGTAGCTGGCGCATTGCGTTCTCGTTCTGAAGAAGAAATTATTGCAAAGTTTAAAGATGCTTTTGCCGAAGATGCTCTTCTTGCAACCAAGCTTCTTTTCTATGCAGGTAACATTCGTGGTGGTCTTGGTGAACGCCGCACTTTTCAGATTTGTCTGAATTGGCTTGCTCAGAATCATCCTGAAATTGCAATTAAGAATATTATGAATGTTCCTCACTTCAATCGTTGGGATATCCTTATTAAGGCTTATCTTGGAACTGACGCCGAGTACCAGATGTGGGCAGTTGTTGAACAGCAGCTGCGAGGGGATTGTCATAATTATTACGAGAAGCAGCCTATTAGTCTTCTTGCGAAGTGGCTTCCTTCTGTAAATGCTTCCAGTAAGATTACTCGTCAGATGGCAAAGATTGCTTATCGTAAGCTTCATTTTCTTAATGAGAAGGAATATCGAACTGTTCTTCATCAGCTTCGTGAACATTTGAAGGTTGTTGAAAACCTGATGAGTCAGGGTCGTTGGAATGAAATTAATTATGAAGCTGTTCCTTCTAAGGCGATGCTTCGTTATCGTAATGCTTATGCAAAGAAAGATAATGAGCGTTTTAGGGAATATCAGCAGAAGCTGATTAAAGGAGAAGCAAAGATTAATGCCTCTACTCTTTATCCTTATGATTTGGTAGAAAAGTATAGTCATCATTATGGCGTTAGTGCTGTTGATGAAATTGTAGAAGCACAGTGGAAAGCTCTTCCTAATTATTTGACCGAGTCTAAGAATATCTTGGTTATGGCCGATGTTAGCGGTTCTATGCTTGGCCGCCCCATGAATACTTCTGTTGGTCTGGCAATTTATTTTGCCGAACGTAATCAGGGTGATTTTCATAATTTATATATGACTTTCACTAACAAGCCTCATTATGTTCTGATTAAGGAAGAAGCCAGTCTCGCCCAAAAAGTACAACAGGTGATGACCACCGAAGTTGGTTATAACACCAATCTTGAGAAAGCTTTTGAGACTATTCTTGCAACGGCAATTACTATGAATGTTTCTCCTGAAAATATGCCTGAAGCATTAGTTGTTATTTCTGATATGGAAATTGATAATTACATGCGTTACTGTGGAGTCGATTTTGTTGACGAAATGAAGGAGAGGTTTGAAGCAAAGGGATACCAGTTTCCCAAGCTGATTCTTTGGAATGTGGAAGCAAGAAAAGATACTTTCCTTACTCAGTCTCAGGACGTCATTATGATTAGCGGCCATTCTCCTTCCCAGTTTAAAGCGCTGATTAACTGTCTTGATAAGAGCGGTTATGAGGTTATGCTGGAAGTACTGAACGACCCCATGTATGACTGTGTTGTGATTTAATTAAATGCTCCCAAGAAATTGGGAGCTTTTTAAATTTGATTTTTTGAAAATTTTGTGATATACTATATATAGAAAATGAGAAAGGAGAGGAAAAATGAAAACGGAAGAACTTTTTTGTAAGATTGGTGTAAAATTCGTTAATAAAAATGGACTTTCACCAAAAACTTATAATTATCTTATTACAAAAGATTGGATTAATAGTAAGAAAAATGATATCTATGACATCCTTAATTTAACTAATTATACTTCTGTTTTTAAAATTATTACCAAGGATGGTTATGATTATAAAGGTGCGGAAGTTGTTATTGTTAATGTAGATAGATGTGAAGGTGGTTACGACCCTGAATGGGAGTGCTTGAAAGTAATTAAGGATTTAGTTTATAGTCGTTCTGATTTTTCTCTTCCTTTTAATCCAAATATTTTTGTAAAAGAAGATTTTTATGGAGAGGAAAATATTTTGAATCATTTATTAGGAAATCAACCTTTTAATACTTGTAGTGATAGTACATTAAATACAACAAAAGTAGAAAGTATTTGTAATTGTGCCTCAGAAAGTTTAATTAGTAGTAGATTAGCAGATAGTTATAGTGATAGAACTAATGTTTATTATAATCCTTATACTACTACCGCTGGGTCAATTTCAATTAATTCAGATGGTATTATTTGTAATGGTACTAATTTAACTTTAAAAATAGATAACATTCAAGAAGAAATTGAAAAACTTAAAAATAAAGAAAGTGAGGAAAACAAAATGTTTAATTTTGAAAATCTTAAGAAAAAGTTCCAGTTTGGTGAATACGAGGATGCTAAGATGTCTCCTTATGGTATTGCATTCAAGACTGTGGAAGGTTATCACGCAGTAAATACCAAGACAATGGAAGTAATTGATGCAACTGGTCTTGTATTTGATTTTAATTGTGTATATGCCATACCTGTTGCGGCCAATGCTGTAAAAGTTGGTGATTTTATTATTCACAACTATTCTCCTGTACTTGTTCGTGCGATTCACGAAGATGGTACTCTGAAATGTTGGCATGTTCAAGCTCATGAAGTCATCACCGTTCTTCCTGTAAAGTCTCCTTTTGGCTTTAATTTCTACACTAAGCTTGTATCTCTTGTAGATAACATGGGTATGACTCCTACCAATGATAATCCTTTTGGTAATATCTGGCCTCTACTTCTGATGGATGGTAAGAAAGATAACAAGGAAATGATGATGCTCATGATGCTGATGAATCAGCAGGGCGGCCAGTTCAATCCTATGATGATGTATATAATGATGGGTGAAAACAAGAGTGATTTTCTTCCCATGATGTTTATGATGAATGGTGGTTTTAACTT